GTCTTTTTTAGAAGCGAGTTCGTCGTATGTAGTTTTTAAGTTGTCTTTGAAGGATTCTAACTTCTCATGTTCAGAATTTCGGTTTGCAATGTTCTCGGTAAGAACTTGAATTTCATGTTCAAGATCTCTGATTTGTCTCTGACATCCAGCGATCTTAATATTGTTTTGAGAAATGCCATTCGTTAGTTTTGAAATTTCCTTCGATAGAGAAATGAATTGACGCTCTCGCTCTTGTTCTTCTTTAATTGCCTCCTCTAGTTCTTTATAACCAGATTGCAACTCCTTTGCTTTATTTTGAGCGTCCTTAATCCTATTTATTCTGAAGGTCTCTTCAATAGACTGTGTGCAAGTAGGGCATACCGTATTTTCAGTAAAGAATTTATGTTCCTTAGTAATCACAGATACTTTCTGAGAAATCTTACCCTTAAGATTGTTAAGCTTTACTAACTTATCACCCGAACCAGTGACTTCTTCTTGTTCCTTTGTATATTTAAAGACTTCTTCTTCTGTTATATCGTTTTCCTTTATATAAAATTCAACTTCTTTCATCAAGTCAGAAATTTTACGATTATTATTATTAATATTATCTTTTCCACGATTTTCTAATTCCTCAATAAAGTTTTTTTGCATATTTACTTTATCGAGCAAAGATTCTTTCTTAAGTTCTAGAGTTTTAATCTCTTCTTTTGCCTGACGAATCTTTTCTTTGATTACGGTATTCATGGAAGAAAAGATTTTGATATCAAGCAAATCTTCAATCACTTCACGACGATGAGCTGCTGGAAGTTGCATAAAAGGAACAAAGGTACTGGAACCCAGAATTACAATCTGAGTAAAAGACTTATAGTTCATCTTAAGAACATTTTGCTCCAACCATTTTTGTTGATCCAAAGCTGCAGCAGATTGATCAAGTGCAGCGTCATTTCTCCAAATTTCAAATACTGCGGGTTTAATTCCTCGCACAACTTTCCACTCAACATTTCCAATCGAGAATTCAACCTCTACCTTACAATCTTTATCATTTACGGTATTGATAAGTTGAGGTTTGTTGATCTTACGAAAAGGTTTTCCAAACAATGAAAAGGTAAGAGCATCCAACACAGTACTTTTACCGGCACCATTAGTACCAATGATTAAATTAGTTGAATTCTTAGTGAAATCAATTTCAGTAAAGTGGTTTCCCGTACTTAAGAAATTTTTCCACTTGATAGTTTTAAATAAAATCATAATCAGTGTTCGGTGGAATTACAATATCATCTGGAGTGATAAGAGTGTATTGATAACCATGCATTTCGCAGGTTTTTATCATTACTTCATCCTCAATCTCAATTACATGCATTTCTGGATATCCATCTTCTTCTAACATCATAGCATATCTTACAGCATCATCTTCTTCCTGAAAGAGATACAGAATATGTTCTCCTTCACCATCCAATACCGAATATGCACCCTCTGTCTCTTTACCGTTGATTGTTAGAATGAACATTTAAACTAATTCACATGCCTCTTGATATATTTCTTGCAACATTCTTTGAATAATTGATTTATCAAGATTTACTTCTGCCTCCTCAATATATCTATTCAAAATAGAGAGAGTGTCTTCAGATTCAAATGCTTCAAACTCTTCAGATTCTTGAATAACAAAATTTTCAATAACTTTTAATTCTGCAATATTTGAAGAGTAAAGTTTATCAATAAACTTTTCGAACTTTTTAGTGTCCGATTTTTTACGAACAATTACTCTTACAATTTTGTTTTCATATTCACGAGTATCAAAAGTTTGATAGTTCGTATCCTCATAATAAATGTTATGGAACATTTTATAAGGATTATTAATTGGAGTATGCTCTAAGGTTTCCGTATCAAAGATGGTAAAACCACGAGTATCATTTACATCCGTCCAGTAAATCTCATAAGGATTTCCCAAATAGAAAACAGTTCCATTATTAGAACGAGTGTGGTAATGCCCAGAAAATACCTTAGAGAAGTTTTTAAAAATATCTGCTTCCAGTCCATGCTCCATCACGATTTGACGATTAACTCTAAATCCCTGAAGTTCAAGATGTCCCATTGCAACTTTTGCTTTGGTTTTTTTAATCATCTTAAGTGATTGTTCTTGATTTTCCATACAAATCCAAGGAAGAAGAAGAACATCAAGATTTCCAACTTTAATCTCACTTGGAGTGGAATAAGTTTGAATATTAGGATAATCTTTTAATAAAAGTTGAGGAGAGTTTGTATTATTTGTATTTTTATAATAACTGTCGTGATTACCGACAATCATATGAACCTGATATTTTGAAAGCGGTTCAAATACAACTCTTTTAGACCATTCTAAACTTTGATAATCAATTGACTTGCGACTATCAAAAGCATCTCCCATATGAATGATTGTAGTAATCCCTTGCTCTTCGAGTGTAGGGAAAAATACATTCTTGTAGAAAAGTTCGAAATAATCGTGAAATAGTTTTGATCCTTTTCTTGCACCATAATGGGTGTCCGTGATAATGGCGACTTTCATTCAGTACCGAAGTTTAGAGTGTACAGCATCCTTAATGCTATTATAGTCGCTGTAGTTGGATCCGTCAATACTATTGTCTTCAAACACTTCAGAATATCCAGAACGCTCAAGGATTTTATTTTTAATTTCCAGTTGCTTCTTTTCTTTTTGAATTCTTCTCAAAAAAGCATAATGAATGATCTGAGTAAAGTATGCAAAAGGATTTTGTGACTTCTCTGGATTAAAGTTATGAATATACTGAACACAATTTTCAATCCCATCGGAAATCATATCTTCTTTGAACATATAGTTCACGAAGTTTGGTTTGAAAGAAAGGTGATTAGCAATCTTCAGAAAGCACTCTCCAATGTAGCGAGGAATAGGAGGTTTTGGTTTTCCTTGGATTTCTGCGATTTCTTTATCTTCACGGTACTTAATTAGAGCTGCAAGAAACTCTTTGTTATTTACGTAATGCTCTGACCTTTTTCTCTTGGTCATAACTGCTGTGGTTATCATTAGTTTTTATCATTATTATGTAGAGATTATAACACTTTCAGAAATAGTTGACAAGGTGCTTAAAAGTGTGTACAATAACCTTTGTCGGGGTTGAAAAGATGACTTTAGCTATTTTTAAAGAGTTTCTCTAGTATCTCCTTAGCATCGTTAACATTGGAGATATAACCCATCTTTCTATCAAGTTTACAACTATTTCCTTGAGATTTATTTAGTTTTCTTACATAGGATTGGTACATCATAATCATTTCAATATCTGAAGACTCACTCATCGTAAGAACATCTTCAATATTAAGAACAAACATATCTTCAGTTGTTGTTTTTAACCAGGGTTCTAATTTATATCCAACAATTCCTTGTCTACTTTTAATTTCATTTACAATGATAGGATTAGTAACAAGTAAAAATGTCCTATCATCTTCTTCTGAAGCTGCTACTTTTGCAAAGATTTCTTCACCTGTTTTTAATTTAAGTGTTGCATAAAAGTCTTCTTCAATTCCCATTTTTTTTAAGTTGTATTGTGATTATTTCATAATTAAAATTTTCTTCATTATAGATTTTAATTCTTTCTATTAAATGATTTAAAGTATAATTTTTTCTTGAGTTATAAGTACAATCATCAGAAATATCATAAAGAACTGCTTTTGTTTTATTTTTTCCCTTTCTTAAAACTCTTCCAATTGATTGGAGGTTTCTTATTCTTGATTTACTAGGAGAAGCAAAGATAACGTTATGTAAATTTCTGATATTAATACCAGTAGAAAAAGTTCCGTAAGAAGCAACGATGATTGCATTATTTTCTCTCTCAGTAATTTCTCTAACTAGCTCTCTCTCTTCAGTATCAACACCACCATGAATAAAAAATACTTTACGATCACTTCGCTTTGTACTATTTATCTTTTCATAGAGAATTGCTCCGTGTGCTTCTACCCTAGAAAATAATATTAAAGTATTTCCTTTCAAGTCTAAAGAAAGATTTGTAATAAATTTATTTCTTTGATCATGAGAAATTAAATATTGTATCTCATCTTCATAAGTTTCAAACTTTTGTGGTGAATGTTTAAGGACAATGCAACGAATATCTAATTGGGATAAATGTCCTTGCTTCATCAACTCATCAGTCTTTGTAACTTTATATGATGGACCAAACAATCCTTCTAAAACCCATTTATGAGTTTGAGTTCCATCTAAAGTACCTGTAAATCCAAAACGATACTTTGCATGATGAAGTTTAGTCATTATTTCAATTAGTGACTTACTTTTAAATAAATGAGCTTCATCTCCTATAACTACATTATAGTCTTCGAAGAATGAACGCTCTAATTTATACACTGACTGCCAGGTTGTAATTGTGACTGGGTGTTCATTTGTTTTTTCTTTACCAGAATAAATTTTGTGGCAATATGTTTCAGCATCCCAACCATAATCCTGAAAGTCCTTATACATCTGCTCTACTAGCGATGTCGTTGGAACAACTAAAAGAATTTTTTGTCCTTTATCTACATAATATCTCACAATTGAATAAATCATCAGAGATTTGCCTGAGGCAGTTGGTGATATCAATAGTTTTCGGTTGTGTTTTAAAGCATCGTATACTCCCTCAATTTGATATTGACGTGGAGAATGAGAGCATATAGACGCCATGTAATCTTTTACACCTTCGAAAGATATCTCTTCATTAATTTCGAAAGGTTGACCGTAGAATTTGTTTTCTTTAAATTTATATCTATAATTATGAATTGAAAGTTTATCGATTATCTTATCTAACAACCCAGCATAAATTTCTCCGGTATGAGTGCTTAGCAATCTAATTTTTCCGTCCCAGTGTCTGCTTCTATACTGGGACATAAATTTTGCCGACTCAACTTCAAATGTGAAGTATGGTTGGAGTTCGTAGAGAATATGTGGATCGCATTGAAGTTTTAGAAAAACTTCATTTTTCTTTTCAATAATTACTTCACTCATAGCAATCATCATGCTATGAGTATTTATTTACCCTAATCCGGATTGAAAACGAATAAATTCAATTGAATTTTTAATTTGATATGTTCTATTTTGAATCATTTTGAGAATGCTTTCGATATAGACTAACATGGTGTCGTAGTAGTCTATCTTAAGACATACTGTAGAAAGCTTCTCATCAGCATCTAGATACTTTTGCATTGTATCTTTATCTCTGATTTTTTTGGGAAAGGGATTTTCTATATAAGTTTCTGGATCTGCTTTTCCAGAATAATACTCATATCTTTCGTGTCTAATATTTCTTTTCTGTTGTTCTGCTTTTTTTCTTAGAAGAAATATTGTATTATAAAGATCAAAATATTTTGCATGAAGAACGGGAATATTTAAAGATTCTGTATGTAGATTATCGATATCAATCTTAGAATCTTGCTCCCACATTTTTTGAATGGCATCAAGATCAAAACTCATAGGGGATTGCCGCCCAAATCAACTATATTGTAGATAGTATACTTGAAACTTACATCTGCTGTAAAGTATTGAATATCGGTATCTGTAGCATCAAAATCCAAAGTTGTTAATGAATATGGAAATAAATCTTTAAAGACAATTTGAAAATTAGGTATCTGACTACTGGTTAAAACTTGTAAGGTTCCATCAGAATAGATGTTTTGTCTATCTTTTAAATAATTTCCCTGAACCAAACCAGATTCTTCTAAATCTGCAAACTGACTTAATTTTTCTGGATATCCCAATCCCCTTATCCAATTATGAATTTCCATATAGTTCTCAAGATTTTCATCAACTAAAAATCTTAAGGTTAAGTCACCAAACACAATTTTATCGCCAGGAGTATCAATATCTTTTAAATATGATGGTTGAACGGCAACACCCAAATTCAAATCTGGAATATTTGCTCTATTGCAGAAAAAACCAACCTTAGGAGTTCTTGTTAAAGTAAACTTAAATCCTGTGGGTGATAAAAAATTCCTATTATCAATTTGTGCGCTAGTCATCTTTTTTTAAATATTTAGATAAAAAAAGAGGGTCCGAAGACCCTCTCGATAAACCTTGTGAAATTAGATCACATGAGGTTCTTAACTGCAACTCTACGATAGTAGCGGTTGGAGTTAACTTGGAGACGACCGAGACCTTGCTCAGTTCCCTCAGCGAATGGGTTAGCAACAAGACCATAACGGGTCTTAAAGCCAATCTTGGGCTGGAAGGAGTTCTCACCAACGGCACGTACCATTTGGAGAGGAACGTATGGGCAATAGAAGAGACCAGCGTCATAAGGTGAAGAACCCTTATAACCAACAACATAGTACTGGTTACCTGGTGAGGCATTGCCTGAGGTCAGGTTAGCAGCATATGGGTCGATGTAGACGCGGAATTTGCCCATCAGAGTACCAGCAAAGGTGTTGCCGGTATCATCTACCTGGAGGTTAGCGTTGAGTGCAGGGGTGTAATCGAGAACACCAGCCATGGTCAGTGCTGAAGCAACGTCAGCAGAGCACAGAATAATGTTGCCCTTCCCGCGACGAGTTCTCTGAGCGATTGCGTTCGCATCTCTTTCAATTTGGAACAGCAGACCCTTGAACTTCTCAACTGACCAACGACCGTTGGAGTCAACGTCGAGGTCGAAGATACCAGGAGTTGCAACGTTCTGAACAGCACCTTGCTCAGCAACCTTGTAGATGGTTCTGATAACTTCGCGGTTGATTTCAGCAAGAATCTCAGTTGAGAGAATGTTTGCTAATTCCGCTTCAGCATTCAGACCGTGGATTGCCTTAAGGTCTTGAGCGAGTTCTAATGAGTACTCAGCTTTCAGAGCGCGTGACTTTGCAGTAACGGTAACTTTCTCGATTGAGAAAGCCATCTGGTTGAAAGCGTCTGAACCAGTTCCGTCAAGATTCTCTGCAGAATCTGTACGCATACCTTCACCAACATTATATGCAGTTGAAGATGCGGTTGAAACTGGGTTAAGAACTGATGGGTTGCTACCAGTTTGAGTAGTAGTACCAAGACCAGCAGCTACATCAGCGAAACCAGCAGTATCATCACGACCTGCAGGTTGACCAGACCAGGAAGAATCAACTTCATTGAAGAAGGTTTCTGATCCGGATTGTGATGCATAGCGTGAACGCATTGCAAAGATGAGTCCAGTAGGACCACTCATTGGTTGAACGCCTGCGATATCATAGGCGATCAGGTTAGGCATCGAACGACGGATCAGTGAGATCAGTACGGGATCGAAACCTGCGGTAGGACCACCAGCAGCGGCAGTACCTGAAAATCCAGGAGCGTTGGTTGTGCTACCGGTGCTCATGGTTGGTCCTTCTGCTAAGAAAGAACCTGACTGTTCGAAAGCAGATTGCTCACGAAGGAATTTTTCTTGGTTTTCGAGCAGGACAGCGGTTACAGCTCTACGATGAGAATCTTTGATTGAATCAAGACCTTGATAGTCTAAGAGAGGTGCCCACTTTTCCTGCAGATGCTCGGAATGGAACATTTGCGTTTACCTTTTGTAGTGTGATTGTTTTGGGTTTGAATTATATTAAATTCAATTATTTGCTGAATGCCGAAAGGGTCTTCAGATAAGTAGCCATAGTTCCAGAAACGGATTCTGGGGCACTGTCTACACCTTCGGACAGACTTTCAGTTCTTGCATTTGGAGAAACTCCTTTTGAAGGAAAATAAGATGCCTTCAAAGTCTCCAGTTTTTCACGATATTCTTCTTCACTTTCAAACTCAACACTTTCGGCAAGTGAAGCGAGCTTGTCTTTCTGAGTGTCTGCAAGACCATCAGCGACTTGTTCAAAGATTCCATCAGCAACCGACTCTGCGAGACGCTTGTTAAGGGAAACGTTTTTCTCAATTTGCTCGTTGAGTTTTGTCTCCATTTCATCAAGTTTTTCTACCATGCTCTCAAGCACA